GAACTTGACGACGACATGGTTTTAATTCCCGAAACGGTTGGGTATGTTTGTCAAAAATGCGATGGATTTTTTGACGATTCAAATAAAACAGAATTATTATTGGGAGGCGAATGGATTCCAACGGCTGTTCCTTCGAACCCTGAAAATTATAGCTATCATATTTCAGCAATATATGCACCTGTATATATGTACGGGTGGGAACATTATGTAAGAAAATATTTAGAAGCCAACCCCGTTGACGGAGAGCGAAACGAGGCGAAATGGAAAACATTTAAAAACACCGTATTGGGTGAAACCTATTCGTCAAGTGTTAAAGCTGCAAAAGCTAAGGATCTACAAAGTAATATTAGAAAATACGAAGTCGGAATTATTCCCGAAAACATGAGTATCGAGGACGGCAACGGAAATATTGTTTTGATAACTTGTGGCTCGGATTTAAACGGGACTTTGGACGACGCTCGTTTGGATTATGAAATTGTAGCCTATTCGGAAAGCGGCGCGACTTATTCAGTTATACATGGTAGCGTTGGGACGTTTATAAACAAAGATAAACACCCCGAAAAGCGTGTTCAATGGACGTACAGACGAGGCGCGGAAAATAATGTTTGGGATGAGTTTAGAGATATAATTTCAAAAAAATATAAAACCGACACGAATAAAAGCATGAATGTTTTTATGACAGGATTAGACGTTGGGTACATGCAAGACTACGCGCTTGGATTTATTGAGGATTATAACGAAACTTTTTTAGTAGGCCTAAAAGGAAATGAACATGAAAGCACATCGACTTTAGGAATAGAAAAAAAATCTTATAAGCAATCAACAAATATTAAAAACATGTATCTCGTCGAATCAAATTACACTAAGGATGTTTTAGCCGAAAACATGAAATTAAAACATAGGGCTAGCGATTCAAAACAACCTATTGGATTTATGAATTTTCCAACACCAGCCGAAGGATTGTATTTATATAAAAATTATTTTGCACATTTTGAAGCTGAAGAAAAAAGGTTTGATAAAAATCGGTACACATGGAAAAAAATACAGGGTAAACAAAATCACTTATACGATTGTAGGCTCTACAACTATGTGGCTCGCGATATATTTTTGGATCAATTGTTCCGAGAATACAAAATAAAAAATGGAACTTGGAAAAATTATGTTGACATGTTGAAATAAATTTTTTTACACCTCAAAAACTTTCTTACCAAAATTAGGTAATTTTAAAAAAACACTCATTTATTTACTATATTTTTGAAGTCAATAATATTGATAACGAAAATTATAAAATATGAGCGCAGTAGGCACAGAAAGAGTATCCAGAGTTGTAGGTTATTCAATTGCTAAAGGAATTTTTTCAAACGTTACACCTAACCTCCCACAGCGAATAGCTATAATCGGAGAAGCAAACACGGCAAATCAAGGCGCTGTTACTTTTGATGAGCCTCGCGCAATTTTTTCAACACAAGAGGCTGGGGCTTTGTACGGTTATGGCTCACCAATTCACATGGCAATGCGTATTTTACGCCCAAATAATGGCGGAGTTGGTGGTATTCCAACAATTGTTTATCCACAAGAAGCTGCTGGCTCTTCAGTAGCAAATGTACAAACTATCACAGTGACAGGAACAGCCGACGCAAACACAACGCACGACATTATAATTGGAGGTCGTTCTTTATTGGACGGCGATTCTTATTCTATTGGTGTTGAATCTGGCGACACGGTAACACAAGTCGCTGCAAAAATAGCGGATGCGGTTAATGGTGTTTTAGGTTCACCATTCATTGCAACATCAACAGCAGGAGTTGTTACATTGACGGCTAAATGGACTGGATTAACATCTCAAGGATTAACTGTTTCAGTTTTCACAGGAGACGAGGACGCGGCACTTACTTATGCAATAGCTGAGGATGCAGCAGGCTCAGGAACACCAACGGTAACAGCAGCACTTAATAATTTCGGAGATGATTGGAACACAATTGTTTTAAATACATACGGTTTAGTTTCAGCTACACTTGACGAATTAGAAGCTTTCAACGGTATTCCAGACCCAACAACACCAACAGGACGTTTTGTAGGAATTACAATGAAACCATTTATTGCAATTTCAGGATCCGTTTCAGACGAAAACACAACAATTACAGATGCACGTTTAAACAACGTAACTATTGCCGTTGCGCCAGCTCCATTGAGTAAAGGACACGCTTTAGAAGCAGCAGCAAATATGACTGTATTATTTAGTCGTGTTTCACAAGATACTCCAAATTTAGATGTTGCGGGTAAAACATACCCAGACATGCCAACGCCTTTATTGATTGGAACAATGGCGGTTTATAACAACAGAGATGCTTACGTTAAAAAAGGAAACTCAACTGTTAGCTTGTCAACTGGAAGGTACAAAGTAGAAGATTTTGTAACTACTTACCACCCACTTGGAGAGACACCTCCACAATTCAGATACCCGCGCAATTTAATGCTAGATTTCAATGTGAAATTTGGTTATAGATTACTAGAGGAGGAAAACGTTGTTGACCATTCGATTTCAAATAATGACGATCCGGTTGAAGCGGCTAAGGTTGTAAAACCAAAGCAATGGACGGCTATATTAAATCAATATGCTGACGATTTGGCAAAAAGAGCGTTAATAGCTGACCCATCATTTATGCAGGATTCAATTGAAGTAGCAATTTCAACAACTAATCCAGATAGATTTGAAACATTATTTGCATATAAAAGAACTGGATTTGCTAGAGTTTCAGCAACAATAGCAACGGCGGGATTTAATTTCGGACAATAATTAATTTTTTTAAAAAATAGAACATGGCAGTACACGGCGATATCCAGGAGATTACGGTAAACCACCCGACGTTAGGGAGTAAATCGTTTTTTCCTAAAGCAAACGAAGGTAATACTTATGACCAGGGAGGTTTCAGAAACTCTGACGATAGCTCAAATATTGCTGGTAACGGTGATTTGATTATCACTAAAAATCAAGTATCTGGAATGCTAGAGGCTTTGATTGAAAACGACATGAATATTCGCGAGGATGCTGATTTCATTAACCAACTGGCTGCAAGCCCCACCCAAGGCACGTGGACTTTTCAGGTAGTGAACGGTACGGTGTGGCAAGGGCGGGGCGTTCCAGTTGGGGACGTTCAACCAGACATTAACGCGGGAACATTTACGTTAAAAATTTCGGCGGGACGATTCAAGAAAATAGTAGGTTAAATTTTAAAAACAAAAACAATTATGCAGTCAGTAAGCAGAGAAGTTGCAACCGAGGAGGTTGATGGTTGGTTAGATTTTAAAGGCGTTAGATCACGTAAAAGAGAATCAAACAAAGAGTACATTGAACAGTTGATTGAAGGTGTTGAAGATGGTTATTTATCAGTAGATGAAGATCATAACATTCATTTTGAGTTGGCTCAGGCAATGGGAAATGATAATGACATTACAAAATTGGTTTTCAAACCAAAAATGAAAGTAAAAGATTATCACCCGCACTTAAAGAATGTAAAACCAGGAGACTCAGACGGTCGAATGATGGCGTATATTTGCGGATTAACGGGTAAAAATAGCGGTATTATCACCCAATTAGATACCGAGGACTTAACTATTGCAACAAATATAGCGGTTTTTTTCTTTTAGAGCCTTCATTAGACGTCATGGTGCGCTCAATAGTAAGGTCGCACCATTGGCAACCCTCCGAGATAGAAAATTTGTATTTAGACGATCAAGATTTTCAAGGTTTGGAATATTGGTACAATGATGTAATGAGTGTCGAAAAGTCAATAAGCGATGAGTAAAAAATTTGTTGTTCCTAGTGTATTTACAGCTATTGATAAGTTCAGTGGCCCAGTAAATAAAATGAGCCGAAACGCTGAGGCGTCAATGTCACGGATGGAACGCAAATTTCGTAAAGTAGGAGACGTTTCTCGCAATGTCTCCAAGAAGTCAGCAATGATTGGTGTTGCTATTTTAGCACCTTTAGCACTTGCTACAAGGGAAGCCGTAAAATTTGAGAGCGCAATGGCTGGTGTTGCTAAAGTGGCAAATGTCGATATCGGCTCAGATAAATTCAAAGAACTCGGTGATCAAGCAAAAGCATTAGGAGTAACATTAGGAATCGATGCCAAAGAAGCAGCGGGATTAATGGCTAATTTGGCACAAGGTGGCGTGGCAATTGAAGATTTGGATAGAGTGGCTAAACTTGCTGGTAAAATGGGCGTTGCATTCGACATGACTGGCGACATTGCCGGTGAAGCATTCATTAAAACCAAAAATGCATTAGGTGGGACCATTGAGGAAACTCAGGCTGTTATGGACACCGTGAATATGTTAAGTAATACTTTTGCGGCCTCGGCTAGTGAAATAGTTACTTATATGGCTAATAGTGGTTCTGGTATCGCTAGAGCTGTTGGGGCGTCAGGTAGTGAATTAGCGGCGTTTGGCGCTCAGTTTATATCTATTGGTAAAACAGCGGAGGTTTCGGCAACTTTAATGAAAACATTCACTAGAAAAGTTTTACAAACAAAATCATTAAGAAAAGTTTACGATAGTGTTGGCGGCGGTGCGGCTGGTATGCTGGCGGTTATTGAGAAGGGTACTAAAATGGCTTCAAAAGAGCAGGACCTGTATTTCTCACAATTTGGCGAGCGAGCAATTGACATTCAAACTTTAGCAACTAATTTTGGTGATTTAACTAAAAAAGTAGATGCCTCCAGAAATTCAATGCAAAATGCGGGAAGTGTTCAAGGGGAATTTGATAATATTACAGCTAAAGCAAAATTTAAGCTAGAACAAATGCAATCTAGGTTAACTGCAATTGCAATTACTTTGGGGACTGTTTTGATACCTATAATAGGTAAGGCAGTTGAGAAAATAACTCCATTAATTGAGAGGTTTAGCACATGGATGAGTGAAAATAAAAGCTCTGTAAAAACATTTGTAAAGGTTGCCACCGCTATTGGGGGGTTGGCTTTGGCTGTTAGTTTGATTTCTGGAGTTGTTGGAGTGGCGACGAAAGCATTTGCGATTTATAAATATGGTGTTTTAGCATTTAATTACGTTGCAAAAGCGGCGAGAATAGCCCAATTGGCTTGGAACGCTGCAATGATGGCGAATCCAATAGGTTTGTTTATTGGCGTTGCGGTTGCAGCAACGGCGGCGGTGGTGGCGTTGTCTGGTGCTTTTAGTTCACAAACAAGAGAGCAGCGCTTGAATAACGAAGTTCAAGAACGTGCTTTAGCTAATTCTATTGACCAAAGAGTTGAGGTCAATTTACTGTTTAATAAACTCAGAAAATTAACACCTGAAAGTGACGCTTATGCAAAAACATTAAGTAAAATTGAAGCAATTCAACCCGGAATAACTAAGCAATTTAATTTACAAACTGGTGCTATTGATGCTCAGAATAAGGCTCGTGAAGCCATGATTGAAAATATCATGAAAGAGGCTAAAGCTAGAGCCACAGCGGAGCTTATACAAGAGAAGGTGAAAACAGCAATGCAAGCGGAGACTCGAGATTTGTCTACTATGGAATCAATAGGTGCGCTATTAAGTGGGGTGCTATTAGGAAATCAAAATGCTGAACAAGAATTTAGACTAAAAGAGAAGTTTGGCGCATTAAAGGACGCTGAAACTTTATCAGCTCAACAATTTGAAGCCGAAACAAATCCAGAGGATAGAGCTGCCAACCCACAGAAAACTCAAACAATCGCATCATCTCAAATGATAAATAGGGCAACAAAGGAAAATATAGAGTTGACCGTAACGGATGAATTTAGAAATTTATTTAGCTTAAACAGAAAAGGTCAAACATCTACTAACATGGCAATGCCAGCTGTCCCACCAACAAACTAATTATGTCAGATTTAAAACTAATAGAAACATTTGATGGGGGGGATTTGGTTCTCAATGGAAACGATTTACAAGTCATTGACGGTTTTCAAAACATGATTTATTTAGCTCTCTTTGGAGGTAATATTGAGCAGTCAACAAAAGAATTTGACGAAGATGAAGAACGTTTTGATTATTGGGCGAATGACTTATTAATGTTAGATTCTCCCGATATTCAATATAATTCTGAAACTGAAAAAACATTAAATGAAGTCACCCTTAACAGTCGAGGACGGTTATTAATTGAGCAGTCGGTAAAAAAAGACCTTGAATTTATGCAAGATTTCGGAAACATTGAGGTTAATGTTTCAATTATTCAAAGTGATAGAGTAAAAATTAACGTTATTATAAAAGAACCAAACGAATTAAATTCAAACGAGTTTAACTATATTTGGGGCGCAACGGAGAACGAGTTATGATAAATTTACCAACAACACAACAGATTTATAATAATATTATTGCCGACTTAGAGGCTCAGTATAATATTACTATTCCAAGTATTGGAAAATCTTTTTTGCGTGCTTATGCCTCAGTTTTAGCGGCTCAAATTAAGCTCGTTTATTTACTTGTTGGAAAAGTTCAAAAAAATATATTTGTTGACACCGCCGACCCAGCATCTCAGGGCGGAACACTTGAACGATTTGGATTTGTGAAATTAGGACGTTATCCGTTTAAGGCAACTCAGGGGATTTATGAAATTCAGGCAACGGGAACTATTGGCGCGACTATTCCAGCGGGGACTACATTTAAAAGTAACGACGACTCATTAAATCCAGGTTATTTATTTATAAATGACACGTTGGTTACTTTAGCGGCAACGACTCAAAACTTTAACGTTCGCGCCTTAACCGCGGGACTTGAGTCCCAATTACAAGTAGGAAACGAGTTAACCGTTACGGCGCCGTTAGCTAATATCGAAAGTATTTTTTCAGTTATATCCGAGGTTACAGAACCGATAGCGGCGGAGGGAATTGAAGTTTATAGGCGAAAAGCAATTGACGCTTATAGATTAGAGCCGCAAGGGGGCGCTGGTGCTGATTACCGTTTATGGGCTTCCGACGCTCAAGGCGTAAAGCAGTCTTATCCTTACGCGGCTCCTGGTAACGGAAATCAAGTTGTTTTATATATTGAAGCAACAATAGCCGATTCAACGGATGGAAAAGGAACGCCGACAACGGCAATATTAGAAGCAGTAGAAGAAGCAATTGAATACCCGACAGTTGATAGACCATCGAGAAAACCAATAACCGACACCGTTACATATCTCGGAATTACTCCATTAGACATTGTAATTACAATTGCTGGCAGCTCTTTTACAGGCGCTCAGGAAACGTTAATCGATCAGTCAATTGAGAATTTTTTATTAAACGTTAGGCCGTTTATTGCATCGATTGATGTTTTAGCGAATAGAAACGATATTTTTGATACAAATAAAATTATTTCGATAATTTTAGAAGCTGTTCCAGGCAGTTCATTCGGCGCCATTGGTTTAAATGTTGACGGAAATAATGTTAGTACATTTACATTTTTAAACGGGGACATTCCTATAATTGACGAAGTGCAGTATGTCTAATTTATTAACTCAAATATCGAAGCTCACACGACAATTATTCCCAACAGGTCGAGCATTTGGAAATAAATTAAACGGCGTAAACGAAAAATTATTCACTGCAACGGACGAAAATATGTCTGAATTGGCAACCGATTCAAAAGGTGTTTTAGATTCTATATTGCCAGACAATGACAATTTCACGGCCGACGACGCCACAAGATGGGAGGAGCGTTTAGGAATGATAACAAACACGGCGGTAAGTTTAGCAAATCGAAAGGCGGCAATTATTCGAAAAATGAACCATCCGGGAGATATTCCAGCCCGTCAATCGAGAGATTACTTACAAGATCGATTACAAGCGGCTGGATTTGATGTTTATGTTCATGAGAATAATACGGGGCTATCTTTTTTTGACATTTTAAACGACGGTTTGAACGCATCGGAAATGGGCGAATCGGAAATGGGCGAATCGGAAATGATTAATTCGGAAAATTATTATCCGCAATGGTTCACAAATATTGAAATGGGAACCATTGAAATGGGAGCCGCTCAAATGGGTGGCTCTACTTTTACGAATTTGATTGCAAATAGTTTAGACTTGGCTATTGATGAAAGTTTTGATGTTGGTGCGAATAATATTCGTACATTTGTTATAGGTGGTCCGACCTTTGGATCAACGGCGGACGTTTTAGCTATTCGAGAAACAGAATTTAGACAATTAGTGTTGAGGTTAAAGCCTGTAAAATCGGTTGCAGGAATATTTATAAATTATATTTAGTTATGAAAAGATTAGAAAATAAAGCGAACGTAACGGCGGCAAGTACGGATTGGCCTTATGGAGACGCTAGAGATAAAACGCCAAGTTTAGCGGGGACGCTTTGGGATAAGGAAATGATGTCCGATATCTTGCAATTTTTTGAAAAAATGTTTTCAGAAAGTGGTGTCACGGCAAATGGTAGTTTAGATAATGCAACAAACGGGTTTCAATTGTTTGAAGCGTTTCAGAAAAAAACAAGGGGTTACGCGGTTGTTCGCGGGGTTTTAAAAGACGGCAGTTTTACCCAATTTGAAAATGATACGGGCGAAACAATTACTTATTCAAAAGTTTCATCAACTTATAAATTAACTGCTTCAGGGGCTATTTTTTCAGACGCGAAAACGTTTGTTCTTTTTGGAAATCCATTTGCCGGAACTTCAGCGACCGTTATACAGCAACATTATGATGTTAATAGTTCAACTGTAATAGATATTGATGGGTTTGAATTAAATTCGTCTGGATCTGGTTTAGTTTATGGGTCGGGAAATAGTTTTATTTCTTCAAGAGGTATTCATTTAGAAATTAGAGTTTACCCATAGTAAAATGAATCTCCAATTAGACTTAAATAGCGACGAACTCGTAACCCACGTAGCACGCTTAGAGCGTATTTCGAAAAAAGCAATGCCAAAAGCTATTCGAGGAACG